CCCTTGGTTTAGACCAAGGGGCCAACCCTGCTATGGACTGCTTGGCCGGTTACATTACCGACTGAGTAGATACTCAGGACCAAGCAGTGACTCACCTTCTCGGTTGGTCACTGCTCTCCTGGGTAGCTCCTAAGCAGGGTTGGGACGCAAGCCTCGCACATCTAGGGTGGTTCCCCTAGCAAGTGAAAGAACCTGCGATCCCGCATGCTTAGTAGCCTCAGGAGTTTCGCAGCTCCAACTGATGAGAAGGCTGACACCCTAACCTCACAGGAGGGAACGGCACCAGGATCGTAAGACCTTAAATCTTTAACGTCTTCAAAAATAAAATACTGCGAAAAATAGAGCAACTAGTCTCTATAATCCTAGTACGTTATTCTGAAGAGTCAAAGTTTAGGTATACGAAGGAAGTGTCTACTTTCTTCACTCTCGTTTCTAAGCTAGAAGCGTCCAGAGGGATGAAGGAGACAGTTAAGTACGTGAAGAATTCACGTCTTGCTGTGACCCGATTCCTTTCTGGAGAGCCTCTAGATTCTCTTGAAGGGGTAGAGTTAGTAGGGGGATGGCCTAAGTGGCTATCCTTCCTAAAACCTTTAGCCTTTGAGGGTGTTGAGAGTTTAAAGGTCCTAATGACGTTATTAACATCATTAAGGTCTATTAAACTCTCAGCTAACCTCGATATATCTCCTATAATAACGCCAAGTAAGGCTGAGCCCTTTTCCATTACGGATAAGGAGTTTAGTCATGCTTGTCGCCAATTAGGTATATATCCAAGAGAGGCTCTTTGGAAAGAATTCCATATGAGTACAAAGAGTGGACCAATAGGGCAAGCACTAACGTCGGCAGTAACCGAACTTACCTTATTACCTCATGAACTAATAGATAATATTAAGCTATTAGGAGGTGATAAGCTGGGTCGGGTTATTGACGCGTTAATGCTACCCCGTTGGGGTCTCCATTCTTTGTGTTCTATCTGGAGTTCAATCTTTAGAGCCCGGAAGCGAGGGTTTAGAAAGTTGAGTTACTTCCCGGACAAGGAAGGTAAGACAAGGGTGATAGCAATCCTTGATTACTGGTCTCAGACCTGTCTTCGTCCCTATCATGATACTTTAAATAGTATCTTGAGAAGGATTAAAGCAGACTGTACCTATAATCAGGGTGCGGTATCAACCTTTGCCACTGCCTTCCGTGGTCCTTACTATAGTCTTGACCTTTCCAACGCAACTGATCGAATGCCCTTATCTTTACAGATGAGGATATTTAGTCGGTTGTTCGGTGAGGACAAAGCTATAGCCTGGGCCCATGTCCTGGTTGGTTATGAGTATCCCTCAAAGGACGGACCTGCTGTCAAATATGCAGCCGGTCAGCCAATGGGGGCTTACTCATCATGGCCGGCGATGGCTTTAACTCATCACTTCATAGTTAGAGTGTCTGCGTTAAGAGCGGGTTATCCGCATTTTAATGCTTACGCTCTGCTAGGAGATGATTTAGTTATAGCCAACGCAGCTGTTGCTCTACAGTATAAGGCTCTGTGTGCCGCTCTAGATATGCCTATCTCTGAAGCGAAGTCTCATGTATCTGAAAAGATATTTGAGTTTGCTAAGAGATGGTTCATTTCCGGAACGGAGTTCACAGGGTTTAGTACTGCAGGCCTATTTAGTGTGTGGAAGAGCTATGCTCTCCTACATAACTATTTAGGCACGCAACGCGACCATGGGTGGAGTCTTCCGATAGACAGGCACCCGGGACTAATCTCATCCATATATAGTTTATTTGGCAAGCCGGAGCAATCCGAGCGAGTCATTAAACTGTATATGGTGTTCGATTCGGTTGCTTTTGCACTGAAGTCGGGAGCAGGAAGCTACGCTCTCATTAGTGAGAGGGTAGAGACCTACTTCGGACTCCAGGTCTCTTCGCACGTGGATCCCCCTCAGGGGGAGACACTCGAAAGTATAGCCTATAAGGCTGTGCTTTCGGCGAAGAAACGCCTTATCGAACGAGATTTGGGAAGATTTCAGAAGGATGCCTACTCTGTTAGTGCTAAACTAACAGGTAGCTTCCTTTCGAAATTCCCAGACCTGTCTGTCCAAGACTACCGAGCAGCACTACGTGGTAACCACCCTCTAGTGACCGTCCTTAACGGGATGATCCTAGAGTCCGTCCACGTGCTTAGGACTAAGTATGGTCGCGCTGTGGCTCTAACCACAGCTCGCTCATCTCAGTTCCAAGCACTGGAAGGTTCCCCAGATATGGAAATACCAGATACTACCTACTTAAATGAAGGTGTATCGAAGTATTTCGTATCCAAGGGAGTGTTTACCATGCGTGCTAGCCACTCCATTACGCTAACCAAGGCACAGGTCGTGAAGGAAACTCTTAGTAGCTTTAGAGGGCTACTAGGGCTGCCTCCGCATACCTTTACCTAGGCTTAACGGAATAAACGGGCGGGTCCAAGAAAGGACCGACCGCTTTCGGCATCATTCGTGGTGTCGACGTGGTCGGTTCTACTTTTGGCAGAGCCTCACACGTGTACAGTACACGAGTGTGGGGAGAGAGTCTATAGCTCGTGCCTCCTATCTTCGGCCGGGTAAGGTGAAGAGGGTCTGTGAAATAAAGCAGCTAAGTAGTGATACTAAGCTAGCCTTCTTCACACCCCACTTACCTTTCCGGAGAGAAGAGGGAAACAGCAAGTTATAGATGCTCTCTGCCGAGAGGGGCTTTTGGACTCGGA